TGGAGAACGCCGCCAAGGGTGGCCGCGTGAAGTTGCTCATCGGCGAGGACAAGCCCGCATCGTCGCCCGGCACGCTCGCCTACGGCATGTTCGACAAGGCGCAGATGGACAAGTACGCCCGCGAGGTCAACGAGAAAATCTACCATCAGGACGTGGTGGCGTTGCGCGGTCTCGACAAGGTGCAGCAGATCTCCATGACCGCACAGGAAATGCAGTTGCTCGAGCAACTCGGTTTCGGAGTGGCAGAGGTAGGCCGATTCCTCGGCATCCACCTGTCGCTGCTCATGGAGTACAGCAATTCGTCGTACAAGACCCCGGAAGAGGCGACGCAGGAATTGATGCAGCGCACCATCCAGCCGCAAATCCCCGAAATCGAGGACGAGCTCAATGCAAAGTTCCTCACCCCGTTCGACTTCGGACAGCGACGCTTCCATGTGTGCGAGCTGCCATTGCTCCGTCTCGACATGAAGAGCCAGGCCGACATCGACATCAAGCGGCTGCAATCGGGATGGAGCCCGAACGAGATACGCGGACAATACGACATGCCGGCTGTGGAGGGCGGCGACGACCACTACGTGAGCACCAACCTCGCCGTGGCTGGCAGCAAGAAACTGAGCGGAGAGACCGAGGGGAATCCCGAGCCGGGTGGTTCCCAAGGCGAAGACGGTGCTGCCCCCGCAACCTCGCCGAACACGCCACCGCAACAGCCGGGCGGCGAAGAAGGAAAGGAGGGACAATGACAACGGGATACAGCAGCGGAATGCGCAAGCACCGCATCAAGATACTCAACCGCAAGAAGGCCGAGACATCGGACTTCGGACTCGACGGCAATGGCATCGAGTGGGAGGAGGTCGGCTGCGTCTGGGCGGCTGTCGATTGGGCGAAGGGAATGCGCACGCTCAACGCCGGGGCCATCGACGCATACGGCGTGGTGCTGGTCCGCATGAACTGGAACTGCTGCATCACCATGCGCTCTCGGATAGTCCACGACGGCGTGACTTACCAAGTGCTGCCCGAGACCTTCCACCCCGACCGACAGGCCAACACGATACAATTCACCGCGCAAGCCATCATCAACGAATAAAATTGGGAACTATGAACAAGAATGTAGCCATAGTGCATTACAACACCCCCGAACTCACGGAGGCCGCGATATTCTCCCTCCGCAAGCACGGCGGCGAGGAATACAAGGTGTATGTCTTCGACAACTCCGACGAGCGGCCATTCAAGTACAGGATGAAGGGCGTGAAGGTGTTCGACAACACCCGCTCGCAAATCATCGACTTCGATAAGGAGCTGGCCAAGTACCCCGACCGCCACGTCGGGCAAGGGAACGTCAACAACTTCGCCAGCGACAAGCACATGATGTCGGTGCAGAAACTCTGGGAGCTCATCCCCGACGGCTTCGTGCTGATGGACTCCGACGTGCTCATCAAGGAGAACATCGACTGGATGTTCATGGCCGACCAGTGCTGCTGCGGCTACGTCTCGCACGCGACGCGCCACGGCATCCCCCGCCTCATGCCCATGCTGCTGTGGATCAACGTGCCGATGTGCCGCAAGGGCGGCGCGAGGTTTTTCGACCCCGACCGCTCGTGGGCGTTGCACCCGCTGGACGACCCCCGCAGCTCATGGGACACCGGCGCGGCCTTCCTCGACGACATCAAGCGGCTCAAGCCGCAGTGCCACGGCAAGAGCGTCACCCGCGACCGCATCCTCCAGGCCATCGTGCATCTGGGGAGCGGCTCGTGGAAGCAGAACGACATCAAGTTGCAGGCCGAATGGCTGAAAAAATACGAAAGCCTCTGGTCGCCCACACCCCGGATGAGGGGCATCAAGGACGTGGCCGTCTGCGCCATCGGAAGGAACGAGAACCGCTACGCCGTGGAGTGGGTGGAGCATTACAAGGCTCTCGGCGTGAAGAAAATCTTCATCTACGACAACTGGCGCACGGGCGACGCGGAGAAGCTGGCCGACGTGCTGCAACCCTACGTCGAGAGCGGGCTGGTGGAAATCACCGACTGCCACGACCGCGAACGCTACCAGTGCAAGGCGTATGAGGACTGCTACCGCCGCCACGGCAACGAATACGCCTGGATGGGCTTCCTCGACTTCGACGAGTTCCTGCGATGGGAAGGCAGGAAGAAGATTGCGTCGATGTTCCAGCTCTACCTCGCCGACGCGGTGCTTGTCAACTGGCGCACGATGACCGACAACGGCCTTGTGCATTACGACCCCCGCCCGCTGGCAGAGCGGTTTCCCGTGGCGATGGAGCAGAACAAGTGCGTGAAATACTCGTGGCCCGAGAACCGCCACGTCAAGCCATTCATTCGGGGCGGCATCGAAAACCTACGCTTCGCCGGTCCGCACAACCCGCATTCCCCGAGAATGCGCTGCGTCAACGTCCGTGGCGAGGTGGTGGAGCAGAAAGCATTCACCGACACCATCGAATGGGAGCCGATGCGCATAGACCACTACTGGACGAAGACCGCCGAGGAATGGATGAAGGTGAAGCTGTCGCGCGGCTACCCGTCGCCCACCACCTACATCGAGAAATTCATGCCCAAGCAAGCCGCGTACTTCTTCGCCGTCAACGAATGGACGGAGGAAAAGGAGAATGTGCTGGCGGGGAAAGATGGTTAACCATTTTCATGGTAAAAGTTAACTTTTACCCGGGTAAAGGTCAACTTTTTACAAAGAAACAGTAAACCCACGGCGCAAAAGCGCACGAGATACAGACAACATTTTATCAAATTACGATATGGATGCAAACAAAAACGAAATCAGAACCTTCGACCTCGACATTCAGGTCAGGGAGGTAGAGGGGCAAGAGGGCGAGAGCCGAGTGATAACCGGCACGGCCATCGTGTTCAATGCTGAGAGCTGCGTCCTTGATGATTTCGGGATGCAATTCCGCGAGATCATCAGGCCGGAAGCCGCTCAGATGGCATTCCTGAACTCGCAGGACATCAAGCTCAACCTGCTCCATGAGAGAAAAGACACCATCGCCAGAAGCAGGATGGGCAAGGGCAACCTGCACATCACCGTGGACGGCAAGGGTGTGAACTTCGAGGCCGTCGTGCCCAAATGCGACATCGGCGACCGCGCCCTCGAACTGGTGCGCTCAGGCGTTTACACCGGTTGCAGTTTCGAGTTCGTTCCCGACCAGTACGAAGTGGAGGAGCGCGGCTCCAACAAGGAAGTGCGCGTCATCCACAAGCGTTTCAAGAGGATTTCCGCCTTTACCCTGGGCATGGACCCGGCATACAGCCAGACCACCGTCAACGCCCGCGAGATGTGGAACGAAACACCGACAGCCAAGCGCGAGGCCGCAGAAGCCGAAGCCGCAAAGAAGGCCGAGGAGGAAAAGCACCGCGAAGAGGCAGAGCGTCAGAAAACGCTTGCCCGCGAGCGCGAGAAGGCCGACGCACTGCGCCGCGCCCGTGAGAGAGAATTGGAACTTTTGAGTTATTAACTTTTTAACTGTTAGAAAGAAATGGCAAAACCGAAAATGACACTTGACGAGTTGATGGCACGCCAGCGTGAAATCAACGACAACCTGGGCGGTCTTGACAGCACCCTCCAGAAGCGTGAACTGAATGACGAGGAGAAGGCCGACCGCGCCAAGCTGCTCGCCGAGTACGAAACCAACAAGCGCGAAATCGGCCTGAAGATTCAGGAGAAGCAGGCCGCCGCCGTGACCGTCGCCCCCAAGAAGGACGTGAACACCGAGCTGCGCGAGTTCCTCCGCGAGGCAAAGGTCGGCTCCAAGTTCGTCATCCCGATGAACCGCGAGAGCATATCCTACAACTCCCAGGGCGTGGGCAACTACCCCGGCACCGACGGCTTCGTGCAGGGCATCACCGTGGTTGACCTCATCCCCACCGACCGTCCCGACGGCGACATCCTGCTCACCGCTGGCGTTCCCATGACCACCGGCGTGACAGGCAACAAGATTCAGTGGGCATTCGCCGGAGGCGTGGAGGCAGTCTTCGCCAACGAACTTGCCGCCACCACCGAGCGCACCATCGACCTCGACAAGCAGTCGCCCATCCAGCAGCGTCTCACCGTCCGCGTCCGCATCAGCAACGAGGCACTTGTCAACTCCGACTACGACCTCCAGTCGTACATCGTCCGCGCCGTGGCCGACAGCATCCGCCAGAAGGTGAACTGGGCTCTCGCCAGCACCACCAAGGCCACAGACAACTTCTTTGGCCCGTTCGCCCAGAGCAGCGAAAGCGGCACCTACGGAGCCGACGGCTACACCCCCGGCAAGCAGACCGGCACCTACGAGACATTCACCAAGGACACCGCCGCCGAGATGATCGGCAAGCTCGCCAGCCACAACCTCCCCACCACCAACGTCGTGTTCGTGATGGGAGCCGAGGACTTCTGGAAGCTGAAGGTCACCCCGTTCGACCAGGGCAGCGGCATCATGCTCATCGGCAACGACAACCGCCTGCTCGGCATCCCCGTGGTGATGAACAACGCCATCAACCGCGCCACCCAGAAGGGGCCCGCCAGCGGCCACGCCGTCGGCCTCGGAAACTTCGCCTACGTCCCCGTGATGCAGCACGGCAACATCCGCCTCTCCATCGACGCTGTGTCCGCAGTGGCCAGCAACACCGACGAGGTGTACGTGACCATCAACGCATACTTCTCGATGACCATCCTCAAGGACGGCGCAGACGCATTCGTGCTCTACACCAAGGAAGGCGACAGCGCAAGCGACATCTGAATTTCTGTTTCCGCAGGCAAAACCCCGGATTCATAGTTCCCGGTGCCAGCCGGGAGGGAGTTGAAAGCCCCGACCGGCTGGCTTTTTGCCCGGCGGGCATGCAATAACGTACAACCACCAATCACTGGAAGCATGAGCGAAAGCGGACTTGTAACCGACCTCTTCTTCATCGCCGCCCTGAAGTCAAACGGCGCGCTGATGGGCTCGCTGCCCGCCCGCGACGTTTACGACAACGTGGCCAACCCCGACTACGACATGGACAACGTGCAGCTGCCATACGTCATCGTCAACAACGACGGAGGCGGCAACGTCTCCGGCACCAAGGACGAACGCTTCGAGGCGGGGGAGGACACCGTGACGGTGAGCATACGCATAGCGGCCAAGAGCCGGAAGCAGTTAGCGGACATCGCAACGGCGGTGAGGGAGACCGTGCTGGCATACGTCACCGACATGGAAGACCGCATCAACGGATGGGAGGAGCCGGAGGGGTGGCGGCTGAAGCCTGACGACTACCAGCTCACCTTCAGCGACATCGCCCACGACATGCTCAAGCCCAGCCACACGATGGTGCTCTACTACCAGTGCAGGGTGGGAAACCACATAGCAGACACAGACAATGGAAAAGAATGAAAAGCCGAAGGCGGCGGAAGCCGCCAGGGAGCCGGAAGCCATCAAGCCGGGAGTGCCGGTGAAGGTGGAGGGCACGACACGCGAAGAGGCGGCCGCAAGGGTGAAGGACCTGCGCCGCCGAGCGCATGAGCAGGGCCTGACGGAAAAGGAGGGCGGCTTCATCCACAAGGTGAGGAAGGACTTCCGCGACCCGGGCATCTACGTGGCAGAACTCGTTTTCGTAAAAAGATAAACCGATATGGCAGAAACCAAACTCATGGGGCAGAACTTCCGCGCATTCGTGGGAAGCCCCGCCGCAGCAGTATCCGAGGCCGTCAACTGTCAAGTGACGATCAGCGGCAACATGGAGGACGGCAGCACGAAAGACAGCACTTCGAGCTGGCAGGAGGAGCAGATGGTGTCGAAGCAGTGGAGCGTCACCGTGGAAAGCGTGGACGCTACGCTGGCTAACCTTCGCGCCCTCATCACCCAGTTCAACTCTGACAGCAAGGTAAACGTCGGCTTCGATCAAGCCGGTGGCGCACAGAACAGGGTCGCGCAGAACGCGGACTTCGCCCGCTCCGGCGACGCCATCCTGAACGACCTCTCGATTGTAGCGAACAACAGAAGCACCATCCAAGTCAGCTGTCAATATCAGGGCAGCGGCGAACTATCATAAAGAAAGGGGAAAGACATGGACAAAGGACAGCATTTGAGACTCGTCATCGTGAGCAGCGGCACAACGCCCGTCGCTTCATTCGTGAGCTTCTCCACCGACCTGACGTTCCACCTGTCGGCCCAGACGGACGACAGCACCACCAAGGACAGCACCGACTCCAACGGCCTTTGGAACGAATACGACGTTGTCGGGAGGTCGGGAGACATCAACTTCGGCGCACTCGTCGTAGTGAACTCTTCCTCCATCCCGAACACGGACAACTACTTCCAGCACTTCATCTCCAAGGTGAGCGACACCGCCGTTGACTGGAAGCTCGTCTTCGTGAGCGGCGAGAACAACCGCACCGTCGGCAAGACCGTCTGCTACGGAAAAGGCAAACTGACCAACTTGTCGGTCTCGGCGCAGAACAGGCAGAAGGCCACCTACCAGGGGACGCTAAATTTGTACGGACCCGTCACGGTGGGAAGCGACTAAGCACATCCGCGCCGCCCGCTCGTCGCCTTGGATTTGGTCAAGGCGTTCCCGGCGGGCGGCGCATTTCTCATTTTTAAAC